GCAAGTTCACCTTCAACCATAGCCATTTCTAAATAGTCATCAAATCTTAATCTTGTTTCAGACTCAGATTTTAGATACCATAAGTATCCTGATGTACCATCTTCTGTAGCAACTTCTACCCAACCGATTTGAGCCATATCAGAACCATTGATTTGGAATCTATCTTTTATGATAATTGGTTGATTAGAAAACTGTGTGAATTGTGGTTGTACTGAAAAAGTACCACTTGCAGTTCCTTTTGCAAATAATGAACCGTATACGAATACTTTTAAACCATTATTGGCTATACCTAAAGTATCCCAGTTCGCTACTTGAAAAGGATAAGCAGTAACATCAGTTGTTGTACCAGCTCCTGCAGCAACTGCACCTACAATACCTTTAATAGTAACGCCCGTTAGTGGGTTCATTACTACTATAGTATCATTCGGAGCAACAGCATTTTGAATTGTAGTACCATTAGTAGGTAAATTCAATACAAAAGTACCAGCACCTGCTCCAGTTAAGTTTACATTGTTGTAAGAAATGTGTAGTCTATTTTGTTCAGACCATACAACTTGATCAGACGTCATTGGCATCTCAGCGCCAACCATACGTAAGAACCCGTTTAATGTTCTGTTACCATATCTTTCTACTTCTTGTTCATAGATTTCAGGAAGATATTGTTGTGCAAAATCATTTGCTCCACCTTGTGCGAAGTTCAAATAGTTATTTTGCAAAGCTAATTGTGATTGGGAAGGGATTACCGCCCCAAACACAGGATTAATTTGTCCCATAATTAAGTTTGTTGTTTTTAGTTAAATTTTCTTTTTTGTATTCTAAGTTTTGAAGAATCCATTCCGCTTATAGCTTTAACCTTTAATCCACCAACAAATACATCTCCTGTAGGAGTAGATCTGATCTCATCAGAAATGTTTTTGGATTTAGCAACAAGATCTTTAGTAGCGTCGGATTTACCCTGCTCATAAAAATGTTGTGCAATAGTGTCAGCATGTTCAGCGGCATACATAGCTTTGTGATAACCTTTTACGTCTGTTACATCTCCTTTTTCGTTTAAGAACTTCTTAATTATGTTAGAAATATTTGACTGTTTGTCAGCAACTTCACTTGGACTCTTTACTCCATATCTAAATTTTTTTTCACCGACTTTGAAATCAAAACCTTTGAATTCATCGTTGAAATAATCTTGAGTGTTAGATTTAAATGCCTCATGTTGTTTCACTGCTATATCTTGGTCTTCGTTGTAGCGATTGAAAAAATCCATAGCCTTTTGTTGGTCTTGAGTTACTCCGGGTCTCAACTTGATTTCCTCGTAGTATTGGCTCTTTAAACCTTCCAAATGCCCTTTGGCTTTTGCAACCTCTTCTTTGTAGGCGAGTTTCGCTTTTCTTACGACTCGCTCTTCATCTAGATCTTCATCAAAAGAAAAATTATCTTCTATTAAGAAGTTTATTTCTTCAGAATCTAGATGTGATTTTGTTTGTTTATAATATTCTTTTAGTAAAGTATCATTATCTACACTAGAATAATCAGCGTTTAATCTAACGTAATCTTCTAGCGTTCCACCTGTTTCTTTCATGAAGTCTACAACTTTTTCGATGTTTTCAGGTAATTTAGCTACTTCTCTTGCTTCTTCTGGTGTTGGAGCTTTTACTCTTTCCTCCATTTTTTCCCCAAGCTCAACTATTTCTTCTGCAACTTTTTCTCCAATTACTTCATCTACTATTTCTTCAATAATAGGTTTTTCTTCTTGAAGTGCAAGAGTTTCATCGGGCTTTTGCTGGGATTGGTCTCCTTTAGTTTCCACCTTTTGTATATCTCCGGTTCGTTTATCCTCAGGTAATCCTCCTGTTTCTTGCTTTTGAATGGCATCAGTTGATTCTGTTTTAGGTTTAGATAAATCTATTTTAATAGGCTCATCTTTTTTAGATAAGTTTCTTGGTTTTTTAACCTTAAACGTACCCTCTTGTTTTACTTCTTCTTTTGTTTCTGACATAATAAAATAATATAAAATTAATAAAAATTGTTATGATAACTGAGGTATTTGCATACCTTCTCCACCTTCAAAATCTGTAGGAGGAAGATCATCTTGGCGCTGTTGAATCATTTTAGATTGCTGCGTTGCTTGTAATTGAGTTCTTTTGTCTTTTCTATTTTCAATTAAACTTTCTTTTTTACCCATAGCATCAACATCCATTTGTTTAAGCTTAATATTGTATTCAAATTCTTTAGCCATAATTTGTTGTTGTATTTGAAGATCTTGTTCCATTCTGTTTATTTCAAATTGTGATTTGGCTTGTTCTATTTGTATCTGTGTTTGAGCTAAAGCTTGTTGTTTTTCAACCTCTTGCATTGCAGCAGCTTCAGTAGCTTGTTGATTTGCTTGAGATTGCGATTGAATTGTTTGTTGTTGTTGAGCTTGTTCTTGTTGTTGTTTTTTAGTTCTTTTGTATTTTAATACTTGATTAGCTAATGTAAGATTTTTGATCTCTCTAATATCAATAGCATCTTCTAGATATATTTGCTGCTGCTGCAAAGCCATTTGTATGTTTTGCTCTAGCATTTGTTTTTCTTCTTCTTCAGGCTCTAGCTCTAAAAAAACTCCAAAATCATAAAGATGAAGATCTTGTATTTCACCTAATGTTGCTGTATTAAATTTACCTATGCTAGCTTTTAAAGCATTATTAGTTAATTCAAACTGAAGCATGTCCGCAACTCTTAGTGATATATTTTCACAAGTTCTTAATGTTAAGTATAAACTTGCGTTTAAAATGTGTTTAGTTGCTGTGTTAGAGGCATTAGCTGCTAGTTTTTGTAAACCAACTAAAGCATCTTTATCAGGCTTGCTACCATCTCTAGCTTCATTAAGACCAGTTACATCTCTTATCATTTGTAAATAATATTGATACGTGCCTATAAGAGATTGTATTTTACTGTTTGCATTTGACGTTTGTAATTCTTGTATAGGTACTTTACCTCTGTTAGGATCACCATCTTGTGTTAAACTTCTACCAACTATCGAACCAGTTTGAAAATACATGTTCAATGCTTCTTGTGGATTATAGTTTGTTCCGTTACCTAAATCAACCTCGGCTAAACCATCAACATCTACAAACACACCATCTGGAACCATTCTTGCAATTACTTGTTGTAGCTTTAAAGATGTTAATTGAATCATATCAGCAAAACCTGTAATTCTGCTTACTAAAGAATCAATACGTCCTTGGTACATATGAGGAGCTACTATATTGTAATTCATATTAACCTTAGTTAAATCACTGTTTGGCCTAGTCATATTTTCAGCCATTTTCCAGTCTAACATTTGCTCAACACCTAAAACCTTACAACCTGTAAATAAGACTTCTATAGTTCTAGATACTCTATCAAAATTATCACTAGGTGGAGGATTAAAAAAATCTTCTTTTTCTAAAGTTTTTTCTAAACCTTGTTCAGTACGTTTAATCTTATATACTTGGTCTATATAAGTTTTGTATTCAAAGTATAAAACCTGAACCAGATCATTGTCTATATTAGGATTTCTTAAGTAACCTTCTCTACCTGGATACTTCTGTATTTTCAACATTTCTTCGTTACTTAAACTAGGAAATTGTTTTTTTAATTCAGGTAAACTTAATGATTTAATTTCACCTACATAATAAAGATCTTGAAAATTAGGATCATTTGTGTATGACCAAACTAAATTTGAAGGATTAACATATTCTATAGTTACTCCCTCAGATTTATTAAAGCTTGTTTTACAAGCTCCAATACCTACGATAACTATATCTTCATTAAGTCTTTTGTTTATTAAATCGTATTTATTAAAAGCTAATACATTATTAATAACTTCTTCTTCAGCAATTTCTACACTTTGTTTGTAGTTTAACTGCATGTGCACTTCAAGTTCTTCTTTTGATTGAGGTAAATTTTCTGGATCAGCCGTACTATAAACACTAACACCTAAGTTTTGTTGTATATTGTCTAGTAAAGGTTTTGACAACATATCCCTTAATATTGTAGAAGCGTATGTAGTTCTTTGTTTTAAAGAATAAGGATCTTGAGCATAAGCTTTTATATCGTAATTTTTAGAACTAATACCATTAACAACTATATCTACAAATTTAGGTATAATAGGCACTGGCTTCCAATCTAAATTTAAATAAGACAAATCACCATTAGTAGACAATTCATCTTTATATTTTTGAACAGGTTGTTCTGCTCTCGCATACAATCTTAATCTGTTAAAGTTTTGATAACCAGTATGCCATCTACTACTATTAACTCTTCCGCCTCTAAACCATTCATGCTCAATAGCTTGTGCTACTCGCAAGCCATATTCAAAACTAAGCTTTTCCGCAAGAGGTACAACCTGAGATGGGAAAGAACTATTAGTACTTGTGTTAATCATGTATTAATTATTTTTGATTCCAGACCTTTGTTGTTAAATTTTTTAAAACCTAAGTTTACTTTTTCTTTTACAACTTCGTTTACAGGTCTATATTTATTTTTATTGCATGCCATTATTGCTAAACCAGAACTGATCGAGGCATCATGCTTTGTTCTATCGTTTATGTTAAACGCAGCCCAATCTTCTAGTGTGCGTTGAAAATACATAGCTCCATATTGTTCGTTATTGTAACCTACAAAATCTTCAATATAAGATTCAATCGCTGCAGCGTGAGCTTGTTTAATATCTTCACTTGAATTAGGTATTCCACCTACTTCTTTTTCTGCAATAGATAATTTAAATAGAACTTTGTCAGGTCTATTCATAGAGTAATTTCTATAACCTCTTCTTTTTAAATAATATAATAATCTTGGTTTGTTGTTTTCTGCTAGTATTGGCATACCATAAAAATACAAAGCCATTAAAACATCTTCAAAAAATATTTCAGCAGTTGGTGGTCTAGATATATATTCTAAAAAGAATAAATTAGCTGGAGCATTGTCCATAGTAAATTTTGTTAAACCATGAAGTGATCCTTTAGAGCCTCTACCATCTACAGTCCCTGATATATCATAACTATCACAACCAAAAGCACCTATATGTTCATTAGCTGGATATTTCTTACCATTTTTTATTATATGTCTATTTTGTTGATTCACATCTGGAACCCAAGAAACAATAAATCTACCTTGTTTACTTGGAACAAATCTTACTCTTGTATCTTTAATCCCATCTTCCCATTGAAAATTACCCTGAGTAACAACGTTTGAATGCTTTAAATCTTCATTATAATCTATTTGTTCGTAAATTTTAGTTAAATTAAATAAAGAAGCTTTTGTTTCATCTCTAAACGCATGTTTTTCTGTACGTGGAAACTGTCTATATAATTCGTTAAGTCCATCAGGGTCTTCCTTAAGACCATCTACTTCATTCTCCCAGTGCTCAATGACACCGATTTCAATCTCTTGACCATCGACGCCTTTAGTTTTTGATTTTGGAGTGTCAAAGACAGGGTATCCATAAGTATCGATGTAACCTTCGTAGTTCCACTCCATAGGTATAAACAAAGAATATAATCCTGAGCGAGTCTGTCCATTGCGGTTTCTTTTACTGACATTTGAGTCATCGTATATTTTTTTGTAGTTTCTACCTCCTTTATCTAAAGCATTTGATGTTGATCCCATCATGCATTTTCCAATAATTCTAGAACCTAATCTTAATGTTGTTTTTGTAACTCGCCAGTTATTTAATATGTTTTCTGGTCTCTCCCATTTACCAGCTTCATCATGTACTAGTAATGCTAGTTTTTCACCATCATAACTGTTGTCACCAGTATTTTTCCAATCAATAGTTGTGTCTAACCCTACGATCTCTTCTATCTGAGCATTGCTGTCAAGTTTTTTTCTAGTAAATCTTGAAGCAGGAACTCTGTATGCAAGTTCTGTTTTTGGTCGATCCATACCATCTTGAATCGGTTTAAAGAAAAATGGGTAGTTAACTGAAATTGGTACAATTTTATCGGTAAACATTTTCTTTGCATCAGCTCCTGACTTTGATAAGACACCAAATCTAGCATCGCTTGATATTGTGGCCATGTTAACAGTTTCGCCTGATGCCATAAAAGAAAATCCTGAACGTCTGTTTTTAAGATAGCACATCCCATATGATCGTACGTCGGACTTACAAGCTTCCCAGAATATAAAGAATAATCTGTTTGCTTCCCTAAAATCTGCTTGCCCAACATCAATCTTTGACCATTGCAAATACATGTAGTGAGTACCAGTAATATAGGTAGGA